CGGATTCGTGTCAGGAATCGATCCCGGAGTTCGTTTTCGGGAGAGCGAGATGATTCGTGCAACCAGGCTCACGTGGGAAGGTCTCTCGCGAGAGGGGTTCTAGTGGGAAAATACAAGGTAGGCCTCGACAGGCCTGACTCTATGGAGGGTGTAGCCTTCGAGGTGCCTCCTGTGGGCCTGATTGAGAACAAGGGCCACGTTGTCGTCGACATCGATGACGAGGTGGCTAAGAGCCTCAAGGACCTAGCCTTTATTACTGTCGAGAAGTCAAGCGCAGCAGAAACAGTTCCAGTCAAGTACCCCGGTTACAACTATCTCGGAGACACTGCAGAGGAACCACCTCCACCGGCTCCGGTTGAGGTAGCAGTCGAGACGGGAGGAGGTGAGACAGGTTGACCCTTGAGGTTGCTGGCCAAGGTATCGTCGGGGTTGCCTTTGAGACGACTCAGAACACTTACCTCGCTCCTACCAACTTCCTTCCGCTCCGAAATGAGACCTTGGAGCTTATGGAGGATAAGTACTACAGGATGAACATTCGAGCCACAGCTGACCGAACTGGGGCACTGCAGGGGTACATTCACGTAGAGGGTGACGTTGAGTTCGAAGTGACTGCTAACGAACTCTTGTACTGGATGTACGCATCGCGCGTAGCGATCGTCAAGACGGGTGCGGGACCATATACGTACACCTTCAGTCCGGTAGGTGTTGCTAAGACCTCCACAGGAACTGGTGCGGCAGTTAGGAAGACGCTGTCGATTGCGGTTCAGCGAAGTGGTGTCGTCTTCGGCTACGTCGGATGTTCTGTTGTTCAGCAGGTGTTCACTGTTGACAGCGGTGTCCTGATCGGGACGTTCAGCGTTGTCGGTTCGAGTGAGACAAACCAGTCCACGCTAACACCTTCATGGCCGACGAGTACTCCGTATGCACCCGGAAAGGTCGTACTCGAGTTTCCAGATGCGACGCCACGCCCCGATGTCGACACTTTTACCCTCACGATCAATGACAACGGAGTCGCAGCGAACCGGCTCAATGGTCAGAGGGGCGCGTCTTACATCACGTGGGGCGAGCGCGAAGTCACTGCAACGTACGACATGGACTTCGATAACGCGACCGACTACAACGTCTTCAAGAACCAGACGATTCAGGTCCTTGAGGTCTTGTCAAGCAACAACGCATCGAGCGACGAGGTCTCGATCAAACTGAACAACTGTGTCGTCGATACGTTCCCAGTGTCGCTATCCGGCTTCGGTGACATCCTTCGTGCATCAATCAACATGCACAGCATCGCGTTGACAACGGATGCTTACACGATGGTTGTCAAGTCGACTACAAGCATTACGTAATACTGGTAGGCATGTAGAAAGGAGAGGGACATGCCTAAGGCGACTGCAAGTAAGCAGGGCAAGAGGTTCGACCTCAAAGAGCTTCCGGAGGGGTTTGTCGTACTCCGGAAGCTCTCCTATGGTGAGATGCTCGCACGGCGGAATCTCGGGATGGGAGTATCTGCTCCCTTCAAAAGGGATTCAGATCAGATGGATCTGAAGTTGGATCTCTCACAGGAAGAGGTCCGCGTGTACGAGTTCTCCCATATGATCATCGAACACAACCTCGAGGACGAGGAAGGCAACCACCTCGCTATGAACAACCGAGCTGACATCGACAGACTTGACCCGAAGATCGCTCTTGAGATCGAGGGCTACATCAACGAGCTGAACTTGCCGGATGATGAACGCCCTTTAGCCGAGCGCTCTGGCTCGCCATCGGACACGGAAAACGGGTCGAGGACCCAGACATAGCTACAATCCTCGAAGTCACTTCAATGTGTTTCGCCTTGAACGTTCTGCCTGGAGCTGGTGGACTCCTAGACCAAGATCCACTTTGGATAAGGCGTCTTCAGCTCGTAGCGGAAGTGAATCAGCAGGCTCAAGAGATGCGGGCGAAGAGAGAAGAGAGTGAAGCAAAGTACAAAGCTGCCGTGGCCCGTAGGGGGTAAGAAATGCCTCTAGGGCAAAGAGAGATGCTGCTGGCAATCGAGGCTCGGGATAATGCTTCTGCTACTATCCGGGGAGTCGGTACGGCAGTAACTGGTCTTGGAGGTAGCTCTAAGATGGCGGGCTACCAGATCTTCGCCATGGGCCTAGCTCTTCAGAAGGCCGGTTCGATGCTGATGAGCTTCGGCAAGGCGATCTTCGGAGTTGCAAGTCAAGTAGTCAAACTGGGCGTGGACTTCGATGCCAGTATGCGTCTCGTTCAGACGCAGGCTCGTCTTGGTACTACCCAGTTGGCAAAGTTCACGGACGAAGCCAACAACGTAATGGCTAAGGTGCCGTCTACCTCAGCTGAGGTTGCCGACGGTCTATATGACATCTTCTCCAGTGTGCAAGTCAACTACAAAGACGCACTTGACATGGTGACATCATTCTCAAGAGCTGCTACTGCAGGAGGCACCGACGTTCGTACTGTGACACGAGGTGTCATCCAGATCATGAACGCCTTTGGCCTACAGGCTAATGACACACGGGGCATCCTTGACCTTCTGTTCAAGCAGGTGCAACAGTCAACTGGTACATTTGAAGAACTAGTCTCTGCCTGGGGCAACGTAGTCTCTGCTGCTAAGTCAATGGACCAGACTCTGCAGACAACTGCAGGAGCAGTTGACTTCCTTACGAAGAGGGGTCGTACTCAGGCTCAGGCAACCATCTCTGTGTCTCGAGCTCTTGACCAACTGTCTCGTCATGCAGAAGATGTCAATAAGGTCCTTGGAGTAGACATCTTCGATAAGGCGACGGGCAACTTCCGACAGCTGAATGACATCATTACTGACATGGGCAAGGCAATGGCTGGCATGACAACTGAGCAGCAGATTTCTGCATTCAATGATATGTTCGGTGCAGGTTCAATTCAAGCGAACAGGTTCTTCCGTCTTGCTGTCCCACAGTTCAAGACTCTGAATGATGAAGTTGCTAACTTGACCAAAAACGACATCAAAGGCTTCTTCAAGAGTGCCTGGGATACAATGCGTAAGACGCCTGCAGTGCAGATGCAGATCCTTCAGAACAAGATAGAGTCACTAGGACGTGACCTTCGAGACTTCTTCCTCCCAGCGCTGATGCAGATAGTCCAGGTTGGCAAGAAGGTAATTGACTGGGTCCGAGGTTGGGATGACAGCACCAAGAGGATGGTCGCTACAATTATCCTCATCGTCGGTGGGCTTGCATTGTTCTTCGGTGCGATCGCTAAAGTTGGCGGCGGGATCTTACTGTTCGTCTCCTTGCTGAAGTTCGCCGGAATTGGTGTTACCGGTCTCATTTCTACCCTAGGTGGACTCGGCCTTATCGGCGGCGTCATTGCAGCAGCACTCATCGGTGCAATCGTCCTAATCGTCACTCACTGGGAAGAGTTCACAGCCTTCTGGAAGCGTAACTGGGAGACAATCAAGCAAATCGCAACTGTTGCAATTGCAGTTATAGCAGTCCTTCTAGCAGGAAAACTTGCCTCTGCCTTCGATACAATTTCACTCAAGGTCCTATACATGGGAGATGCTTTCAGGAAGGCAGGTGGCTTCGCAGGCATCTTCAAGACTGCTGTTTCGGGGATCGGAACAGTGCTGAGCAAGATTGGCTGGGTTGCCATAGCTACGGCAATCCTTGGTGTCGCCGAAGGGTTCCAGGCTGGCAAGACTCAGGCGAAAGCCTTCTTCGACCAAATCACTTCAAAGGGTGTTGTCAGCGTTGATAGGCTGAACACCAGGATCTCTCAGCTGCGGGACTACCTTGATCCGGGGTTCTGGGAAGGAATCAAGAGAGGGTTCCTAATTCCTTTCACAGCCGATGACATTGCAGCAGCACAGTCTGAACTTGATACGCTGACTGGGTTGATGGCAACACATCGACAGGAAATCGAGCGAGGTGTTGAGTCCGCCTTACATCTAAACGGCTCCTGGGGCACAATGATCGACTTGGAACAAGCACTTCAAGGAGTAACTGGGAAGCAACGTACTGCATTCCTCAAGATGCTAGGGACAACTCAAGACCTTACAGGGTACGTCAGCCAACTGACTCTAAAGCAGGCTGCCAACCTCCTCGTGATGGGGGACGTAGCAGGAGCAACGAAGCTACTGTCACAACTGATTGCTGAAAAGTATATGCCAAACCTAAAGAACCTACTGCCTTACGAAACGAGGCACAATGAGGCATTGGCCGACCAGGCTGCAAAACTACAACACGCAGCAGCTGCTCAGAAGGCACTCAACCAAGCAATGAATGCAGGCCTAGGAGCACTAAAGAACCTACCCTCGTATGCTGAGCACTATGCAGAGGCAGCAGCTGACCTTGCAGCGAAGCTGCAACACGCTGCAGGTGCTCAAAGAGCCTTCAACGATGCTGCTAGCGGAGCTGGTGGCGGGGGTGGTGGCGGAGGTGGAGGTCATGGTGGAGGTGGCGGATCTGGAGGAGGTGGAGGCGCAGGCGGTGGAGGTACAGGAAGCACTGGCACTAGTGGGCAGCAGGGGACTAGCATCGTCAACGTCAACGTTTCTCCACAAAAGGCAAACCTAAATGCAAAGGATCTGACACGGGAAGTTGACTGGGCTATAAGGTCTGCAAAATGGATGTGAGATGCCTCTAAACCCTTGGGAACTTTCGTACAACGGGTTGACCTTCGGAGCCAACCTACAGATTGGTGTGCTCTCGATTGAGGGGTTGGAGCCCCCTGACTCGAAAGCAGACATCCGTCCGAAGGTCGCTAGGGATGGCGCGTTCGTGTTTGCCTCCTTCTATTCGGAGAGGCATGTCATCATCAATGGTGACATCGTCCCCAATAGCGGTAGTGTCAACGACCTAGAGGCCCTTGTCAACTCCTGGCGTGTTTCGTTTGACAACGTAGATAGTGACTTCGACTTGGACTTCCGCCTAGGGACCGGTTCTGATCGTCGTATCAAGTGTCGACCTATTCGACGCAACATCAAAGTGGATGAAAACTACAACATTGGAATCGCCCTGTGGATGGTTGAGTTAGTGGCAGGGGACACCGCTATCTACAATACGTCAAACACGAAGCTGTACGACGGATGATCGTATCCCTTCTGCTGCTAGCAACTCTACCTTGGTGGCCAGGAGGCGCCCGCGGCATCGAGGTCAACTATCCCGACGATCGCATCGTTGTGATCGATACCATCCACGGGAACGTGTGGTATCGTAATAACCTTCAAGAGGCAATAGGCGAGTGGAACCATTGCGGAGCCAATGTACACCTAGTCATAGGTAGTCGCGACCCGTACACCCAAGGCACTATTACGGTCTTCTACGACAATGACGACAGTGACGACCAAGCTGGACCGTACGGAGGTTGGAACGGAACTGCAGGGATCGTAGGGCTAGCAGGTGGCTGGACACGTAGTCATGAAGTAATCGCCCACGAATTAGGTCATGCTCTTGGCTTCGGCCATGGCGGTTATGGTATTATGGGCGATGGTACTGGTGTGCAGCCTATCGACTGCGAGGGGCTAAGGAACTACTATGGCTCTTGACCAACCGCACTTTCGTATACGAACGGGTGACACCGTCGGTCTGAATACCGACTCGGGTTGGGCCGCGGCGCTCGATACCAACGCATCCATCGATTGTGAGACCCTCTTCCGAATTCGGTTTGAAGTTGCATCGTCAGCGAACGAAGGCTCGAAGACGTTCAAGCTCCAGTACCGTCGTAACGGCGGGACCTGGACAGACGTCCCGCTACGCAACGTCGCTGAGAGTGTCCAGACAGGTACGGATGAGACGGAGATCGTTCTGTCAGCACAGTACGCTGACAACGACGCGACGACCAACCTGTTGTCAGGATCAGGTCTAGCATTCACTGCTGGGGTAGGACTTGAAGACAACCTGACGCCAGCGGTTACGATCAACAACAACCACACCGAGTACGAGTGGACGCTTCGTATTCGACTCCTATGGCATAATGGTACGACGAGGGGTCGCAATGCTGACAACGACACGTTCGAGTATCGGATAGTCGAGTCAGCTGGTACGGTATTCGGTGGAACGTACGTCATCCCACTCATCACGCTGAATGTGCCTGATGGTTCGATTGGCGGGTCCCACGTTGAGACTCCGAAGCGCATGGGTCCGTTCAAGGACACGAACGGTAACTTGTACATCGCGGTGGAGTACGGCGAGCCGAACAACTCTGACGAGCTCGCCATGCTCAAGTCGACAGACGGTGGTAAACAGTGGGCCATCATGAATGCTGCGGGAGCACCGACCGCTGCTGCAGGCTCAGACGACGTCGAGTGCATGGACGTTGACCAGGTTGGGTCTGTCCTGCATATCAGTATATTCCACGGCGGCGGCCGATCCAAGTACCATACATTCCGAACTTCAGACAACGGGAGCCCAGACACTTGGGGCGTCACGTCTGAAACGATCCACACGGCTGGAGTCAGCCCACAGGACCAGGACATCTCGATTGGCGTCCGAGCAGACGGTACGATCGTCGCAACCTACTCGACCGACCCTTCTGGAGGCTTCCAGAGGATGGCGTATCGTATTCGTTCGGCAGGGGGCGTATGGAGCGGGGAGACAATCCTCGACACGACGGCCTCGACCAACTTCTCGTCGGCAATCATAGTCCTTGGCGCAAGTGATCTCGCCTACATCATCTACCATGATGACACGAACTCGAGGCTCTACTACAAGACACTCACGAGTGCAGACGTACTGTCAGCTAGGACCCAGTTCAATGCTACAGGTACGGCCCCTTCGTACAAGGCGATTCCGCAGGCCTACTACTTTGATGACAACGGCGTTGAAGTTATCGTCGCGACCTATCGGCGCTCCTCGAACTTGTGGGAGCGACGGATCATAGGCGGGACACTTCAGACCGAGCGTCAGATCTCGGGCGTGCAGATTGCGCAGAACCGAGCAGGTGGGCAGGCTCCGATCTCAGTCATTGCCGTCTGGGACGTTGACATTCATGCCGCCTATGGAGATAACACAAACTTCGACCTCTATTATGACATAAGTCAGGACGGCGCTGCATACGGTACTGATGTCCTAAAGGCAGACGTGGTCTCGGTCGATACAATCACTGGTAACGTCTTCCAACACTCCGCTGCTAATGGCAGTGCGCTCGTCATGGCAGTCGTCATCGATGACGGGGGTGGAGGCCTAACTGGTAAGAACAAGTACATCGAATGGACGGTCCTCGGAACGATACCGCCACCGCCATCACCACCTGGCGTAACGTCGTTCTTCGGTCTCACAGTGAACCCCGCAGACAATGGATCGCTAAGCGCAGAGACCGTTTCGCTAACTCCTCCTGCATCGATGCTTGCCGGTGACCTCATCATAACGATGGGTCTCTTCCGAGAGCAGACCGGCCTTGTCAACTGGGTAATGGATAATGGAGGAGGACAGGACTGGGACATCGTTGGAGCTCAGCTTGTAGGCTTCGGATGTACGCTGCAACGCTGGGCATGTACCTTCGACGGAACATGGCGTGGACAATGGCTCACGGCGAATCAGGCTAGCCTCGAGACCGATACATCTGGTTGGGTTGCACAGTTCAACTCTACCATCGCAAGAGTCGCAGATGGTCTCGCTGTGAATGGAGCGAATGTACTTCGCCTGACTTGTACAGACGGAGCCTTAGGCGAAATGGATGCAGCAACTTCCGAAGGGTTATCAGGCCAACGAGTCAAAGCAGGTCGCCAGTACACTGGTATCATCCACTTCCGCACTGGAGTGACAAGCCGTACTTGTTTTGCTGCAATTTCGTGGTGGGATGTCAACGGAAACTTCCTAACTCTTGACCTTGGCAGCAGCATTACTGACGTGACGGGTAGTTACACAAAGGCCTTTGTCACAGCGACAGCACCTACTGAAGCGCACTACGCCTCTGTGAGAGCTGTCATAAATGCACCGGCTACAAGCGAACAGCACTTCATTGATGCAATCAGTTTTACCCCTGGCCCTTCCACGACGTTCTATATGCCTACATCAACAGACCTTGTACTTCATTCACACCGTGGCTCAGCAGACACTATCACTGGTGCAATGTTTGTCTTCCGTCCCTCACTTCAGGAAATTGCATGGAACGCTGAGAGTCAGACCTTCACCTTCATCGATGATGATGCAAATGGTGACTGTGCCTTCCCCGCTCAGACCATTGTGAGATATCAAACTGTCGCCCTCGTAGAATGGCATCGAGACGTCCTTCATACATTTGCCCTTCAGTCTGCAGGTTGGGTAAATCCTGGTTCTATAACACAGTGGCGAAATACAGCAGGAAGCGATCAGGTACTAACAGTCGCATACAAAATCTTCGACGTCATCGGAAGTACAGGCAGTATTGTCAACCGTGCGAATCCGGTCGGAGCCTTCGTAGGTAGCACCTACACGTCTTACTTTGAGGTCAAGCCCCCTACTACTCATATAGTGAAGCCAAAGCAACTTCACAGGGCGTCAAGGTGGTAAGATGGCACGCCTAGGACGAGCCAAACGAAGGCAGGCAATCTTTATTCACCCTAGTCCTAAACTAACAACAGTCACTGTCGTCGTGTTGGGAATAGCTACAGAAACAAATACGGCCTTCTCTGTTGCACCTGGCCACACTGTCGTCTTGGGTCTAGTGACCGAGACAGACACTGCGACGTCTTTCCCAGGTCTCAAGCTTGTCTCCGAAACGGACACAGCATTCTCGATCGTCCCAATGCGCACGAAGGCGATTGGACTAGCAACCGAAACGGACACAGCCTTCTCTGTGGCTAAGGCGAAACTGTTCATTGTAGGTATGGCCACACAGACTGAAAATGCCTTCGCTGTCGTACCTGTCAAGGCAATTATACCTACACCTCCTACAGGTGTGCACCTCTATGAGTTGGAGCTGAGCGACTTGAATGGGAGCGTTATCATTGCCAGTCTCCCGTTCGATGATCTTCGTTACGGGTTCACACTTGACGGTCTTCCCTGGGCTGAGTTCAGCATTGACATGTGGAGGCCAGAGGCAACCACCACCAACCTTGCAGAGGGCCAACGTGAAGTAAGAATCAGACGCGATGGCGTTCTAGTCTGGGGCGGTTACCTGTGGACTACTGAGGTAAGCACGGACACGCTGATGGTCCGATGTCAGTGTGAAGGCTGGTTCAGCATGTTCTACCACCGACTACTTGATCAGGACAAGATCTTTGAGGACGTAGAACAGTTCGACATTGCTTGGCAGGTTCTCAACTATACACAGGGCCTAACTGACGGTAACCTCGGAGTCACTCGTGGCCCAGAAGCTAATTCAGGTCAGGTGAAGACGAAGAAGTACCGGTACTGGGAACGTCAGAATGTAGGTGAAGCAATCAACGAACTGTCAGAGATGCATGACGGCTTCGACTATGACATCGCCCCAAACAAGGTGTTCCACATGTACTACCCCCGACGAGGTGTCCTCTTAGGGACCAACTTCGAGTTGGATGTCAATGCCAGCAACGTGTACGTGCTTCGCGATGCAAAGGAACTCGCTACTGAAGTTCATGGCATCGGTGGTGGTGAAGAAAAGGCAACCTGCATCGCCGTTGTCGTTGACACCGGTGCACGAGCGACCTACAAGCTCCGGCAGACGGCAGAAGACTTTGGCGAGATCAAACACTTCAACACTATGGTGAAGAGAACCACGAGGTTCTTGAACAACCACAAGGCTCCTACCAGACAGCCTCAGATCGGTGTCGTTCTAACTCCGCCTGATCTACTCAACTTCGGCCTCGGTGATCGTGGAACGGTCATTGCGAGTGCCGGGTTCCTCCAGATAAATGCGGTCCATCGGATCATTGCCATTGAGGTCTTCTTGGACCAGACTGGCGTGGAGGTGGTCACTGTACACTTTGACGAAAGGACTGCACCATGAGCACATCCCTTGAACAGAGTCAGTTCGCTCCGACTGGTCTCAAGAAGGAGATCATCGGCGTTGTCAGTAGGGTCGGTAAGAAGGAAAGGGTCAAGAGATACGACCCTGACGAGAAGCCTCTGCCCCCTGTCAACATGCACGTTATGATCCGAGTACACGAGGTCAAGACTCGTCTTGAGTTCAGAGCAATCCTGAGATGCGATCCACTTACTCCGAACACCTGCCAAGCTGATATTGACAAGTACATCTTCCAGATGAGGTTTACCAACGGTGCAGGTGTACCTCAGGAGTACGACTTTGACACAGAGCATCCTCCTAGCAAGCAGGTGAAACACACCAAGCGCATCGATGCCAAGGAAGTCTTTGACTCTGATAGCGATGAGCCGCATGTGGCCTGGAAGGACTTACCCAAGCCAAAGCAATGGTACGTTCAAGGCAGGGCACGGATCCAAGACAAGCACCACAGGAAGTCAGCTTGGACCACTTGGACAGATCCTCAGTTGCCTTTCCAGGAGGCACTGCCAAAGCCTCCTGCTCCTACCATTACCGACTTGTCCTTCTTGAAAGACAACGGGAACAGGGAGACGAAGTGGGAGGGTCGGGTAACCTTTACTCCAGTTCGAGACTGGGATGTGCCAGGTGGCGACAAAGAAGATGACATGGATCGCTACATCTGGAAGGTGCAGGTTCAAATAGGTAGCGCTGGTCCTTGGCGCATCCTGAAGAAGGGTGTCATTCAGGACATCGACAACAACGAAGATGACAGCGACGGAGACCAAGGAGCTACGAACCAAAGGTTCCACTTCGAGCGTGTACACCGTCGTCACAACTACCGTGTCAAGATGCGTTCCGTTGACAGATGGAACCGTAGAGGAGACTGGACCGCCTGGTACCCAACAACAGCAGGGATCAAGCCTTCTCAGGATACACCTCCGCAGGTAACGATCACGAAGTACATTGACCTCAAGAAGCGTCGTGGCGTCGTTTGGGAGGCACCTGAAGACGCAACTGACATCAGCAACGACATCAAGAAGATCGAACTCCAGATTGCCAAGAACAGTTCGTTTGCCACCATCACCGAGAAGCACATGAAGAGTGCCGGTCATGGTGTCTACAGGTACTTGGTCCCAAGGGCTGATTGGGACGTGAACCATTTCATTCGCCTCAGGACTGTGGATGGTGAGGGCGACAGGGGCCCGTGGCAGCCAAGTGCTTCAGGGCAGCTTCTGAACGGCGTTGAGGGTGACGAGTTCGATGCTGACACTCCTGGCACTATCAAGAAGCATGCCGGCCCAAACACTCCCTCAGGGTGGCTTCGCGCTAATGGGCAGTCTGTTGCAACAGCTGCTCAGCCGGCTCTGTTCGCCGAGATCGGTTACACGTAC